AACTGTACCACTATATAACTGATGTACCTTCTGTAGCAACTTGGCGGGTGTATCGCCAAGTATAACCTCTTCCTTTCCTTCAACTACAAGATCCTTGAGCAACTTATCTGCTAATTCATACGTCTTACGCTTCATCTTGACATACAGCACATGTTCTTCAATCTTAGATGTAAATCCTGCTTGCTGCTGAGTAAATGTAACCATATATTTAGATATATCGGCCATTATTTTTTCCTCAATGCCTGCTGAGTAATCGTTAATCATAAAAGAATTTATCTTCTTCTGCTTAACATTTACATAGTCATCTGCCCATCTATAGAAGTTTTTGTATCCATACCAAGGTGAGTATGTTGATACCCAGAACTGATGATACATCTGAGAAAAACTCTCTGGGCTAGGGGTCCCTGAAAGGAAAATCATAGGCTTTGATGCATACTTTTCTCTAAATAGTTTTGTAGATGTGCCTGGCTTTGGGAATGCTCCAAACCTGTGGTGCTCATCGTGTATAACTAAATCAAAGTCTCCTATAATTTTGTGCATGCTCTCGTCATTCACAATCATAATGTCAAAGTGTTCAGCATAGCCAAATGATTTGTAGTCATCCTGTATTGATGACATAGCCTTCTTCTTAGTTAGAAACAGAACATTCTTAGCTCCGTACAACTTAGCTATCTCCATGGAAGTCACGCTCTTACCTGTTCTTACTTGCATTGAAAGATAAACTAAATTGTACTTGCTAATTATCTCTAATCCCTTCTTAGAATTCTCTACCTGATAGTCTCTGAGTTCTTTGATTCCCATAGCTCAGGAAATGCGTATCTGCATACTATTAATAAATCTGCCCAGTTCTTTATCCATCTAGAGAACATCTCATAGTTACCGTCATCAAGGTAGGAGAACGCAATATTTTTAAAGTGTTTCCTAGTCCTAAGTAGATTATTGTAACCAAAGTCTGGGTGCTTATGGAAGTTGTCTACCATACCAACCCACCACACAAGACTATCTCCCGAAAGATTCAATGCATCCCTAGCTGACAGTATCAACGTATCGTGATAATCTTTATTGCAAAGTTTCTTTATAAGGAAACTTACAGCGTCATCTTCTCCGCTTTCTTTATATTCTAAATACATAATTTTGTTTGTTTTTCTTCTTCAATAAACCTAACTATTTTACCATTAAATCCTTTTGTCTCAAATAACTTTGTGTTGAACCTATACTTTGCGTACTCATCAAGCCATCTGTAGAACGTCCTGTTGGATATCCTAGCCTTACCAGTAGGCGCAAAGTCTGGGTAGTTTGATACGAAATCATTTAAAAGGTCTTGACCTGTGTAGTCCACATTCGGATCAAGGTTGTACAACCTATCTCTACCTAAGCACCACTCACGGAACTCTGATGAGGTGGCAGCCTCAAGCTTTCTAACCTTAAGATTCTTAAACCTGCTCTTAACTAGACCCTTAGATAGGAATAGTTGAAGGTTTGCTATCATGTAGTTATCAAACCTGTGCCACTCACTTTCATCCCATCCATCAAATAAGTTATGGCCAAACTCCTGCAATGGCGTGAACCCATTCTTATAGTACTGAGTGAACTCAAGCTCCCACTGTCTACGTTCATATGAGTTACCATCACCCTTGACAGCGTGGTTGGTAGTGATGACCATCTTAGGTATCTCCTCAAACGGGAAGTACAACTGCATCTGATTCTTCATCTCTATAGTCATACCGTCAGTTATCTGTGAGAACAGTAAGTCAAACCTAAAGTTCTTCTCGATATCCTGGTAGGCAAGGAGCTGTGTGTCAGGTGTTACACGTTGGTACTGGAACTTATCTCTAGGGTCAAACTTCTTACCATCTATGAAGACAGCATTCCTAAGTTTAGATATCCCGTTAACAAAGATACCTTTACCAGTACCACCCTCGGGCTTATCTGATATCGTCTCGTCATTTAGGATTACAACTGGATTGTATGCTGAGTCATTAAAGTTATGCATCAAGTATCCTATAGTTGTCTCCATTGTCATCAGACGCTCATCGTCACCTCCAGAGATGTTAGATATGAACCTATTGTACTCACATCCTTTGTAGTCAACCTCAATGAAATCACGGTCTAGACGCTGTCTTCCCCACACGTATCCATCAAGGTCTTCATACCTTATCTTCTCTACTGAGTTAGCTGTTATCTTAACAGCGCAGTTCCTAAAATAGATATAGGCATGGTTGATTCCATCGTGTAAAAACTTAGGCCTAATGTTCGGTAGGAATCCAAGGAAGTCCTTGCGTCCCATCCTCACCTTCTCAGCATATGCATCGTAGATTGTCTTGTCATCCATGACGTACAGATACTCAAATACAAAGTCCCTGATGTTGTCGTCTAGTACCTCAGTGATTATATTGTCCTCAACTGTTACAAGCATGAACGTGCTCTCTTTGGATGGGTAGTACTTAACGTATCCATTGTCAACAAGGAAGTCTCTGTACCTGTGATTAATGAATGAGACCTTCATGTCCTTCTTAGACTTAATCCAGAAATCACTCTCTACAACCTCCTTCTTTACCTCATTAATAATCTCGTCAGTAACGTCTGGCATAGCTATCTTTATGTCTTTAGTTGGTACAGACTTAGCTATCATCTGAGACACTGCATCTACCTTCTCCTTGTCCTCAAACTTCTTTGTGTTGAACTCAGCTGTATTCCTATACGCTGACTTAACTGTAGTCGTTATCTCTGAGCAAGGGAAGTCTGGCTGCTCTAGCTTACACATTGAGCTAATGGCATCGTCTAGCGAAATGCCATACTGATTGTATGCAGCAGCCAATACAAATAAGTTGTGATTCCTGCTGCCACTAACAAGTCCGTAGTCTTTATTCCACCACTTGTGTAGGAATTCAATCGTCTTGTTCTGGTCATCAAGTGGGATCATTACCTTCTTACCACTAGGCTTCTTCTCCTCAATCTTTTCAGTCCATACCTTGCTGTCCTCATTAACAAAGATACTCTCGTCCTGAGACTCATATGTAACTCTGCTGATGTTACTGCAAGCTTTATCAAAGTTCTCGCAGTTGTAGTAAACCTGCATGGCCTTGAAGTATGCCTTGTATCCCTTAGCATCTGTGTCGGGTATCTTTACTAGTACCTTTATGCCGTTACCACTAGGCGATGTGAAGCAGGCATAGGTGTAGTCGTCCATCTCTAGCTCAAACCTTTTACCTATCAGCTCATCTTCAGTCTTGAATCCATCAAAGTCGATGGACATTATTCCAGATGACTTGATAAGAGAGTTGTCTGAACGTGATGAAAACTTACCGCCAAAACATACAGATGGTAATCCCTTCTTTAGTTCATTCCTTTCATCCTTATCTTCTGTGCTTCTTATCTTATCGACTAACGACATAGATTTACCAGTCCTTATCCGATCTATTGCCGCATCTATAGTAATATAGTACGGATTGTTTGTCTCGTTGATGTTCTTAAAAATAGTTATCATGTCGGATAAAATTAAGGGCAGGAATCTCACCTGCCCAGTTTATTAATTAAAATGGCAATGACTCGTCATCCTCAGTAGTGTCAACAACAACTGCTGCTACCACTGGTGCTGGAGCTGAACCTCCTTCAATACGGAATCCATTTAGAGTGTTGAATACTCGAACATCTCCGTTCTCATTTGTCCACTCACGACCACGAAGTGCGAAAGATACCTCGACCTCTTGACCCTCCATGATGCCATCAAGTAACGCACACTTGTCCTGCGTAAACTCAAATGATACTACTTGTGGGTACTTATCGTCAGCAATCTCTACTACTAACTCTCTCTTAGAGAACTTCTCTGATACTTGAGCAGTCTGTCCTACTCGCTTTACTGTTGCTTTAATTTTAAACATTTATTTGTTTTTATTGATTAAGAAATTATAGTACTCAGTTGCATACTTCAATGCAGCCTTTTCTCTTCGCTCTATTTTTTCTATGTCCTCATCTGTAAGTACATAGTCTATTGGAGTTACCCTCAGATTTAAATCAAGGTCGTTGACATAGTGCAACGATTCATCCTCGTAGTCTGGGACAAGGTCTTGGGGTGTAGTCATTAGGACGTAACACAGCTTGAACTTTCTCCATCCCTTCATGTAGCAGTACAACTTACCTTGCCACTCATACTGAGAGTTATGTCCATCCTCTGGACGCTTAGGAAAAGTCTTCTTACTCCATGATGACTTTATGTCCACGATAGTCTCTTCATCATTGTCCTCGATGTCTGGATGACCATGGAAGCTGCCTTTCTGAAGATAAGAATTAGACTTGCGATACTCAGCAAAACACACAAGACTGGCAATCTTAATAGCACTCTTATGAATATCTTCTTCTTCGCTGTCCTCCACAGCAATACCCTTACGTACATACTTATTATCAATATTATCTTTGTACTTGTAGACAAATTCATCAACTAGACCCTCAATATAAGTCTTAGCACCCTTCTGTAGCTCTGGCTCTGCATCTCGCTTGCGTATCAAGTCAAGCATAGCCTCCTCTTGTAGTGCTGTCCTCTTATCTTTATTTGTTAATTCCTCAAGTTTTAATTTCTGAGAGTCTGTAAGTCCGTCCTCACCTAAGAAAAGTGGGGCGGCAGCCGAAGCTCTGAACTTTATATCAAACATCGCTCAGTGCTTTTTTCTGCTCGGCAGTAAGTGAGTAAGTCTTCTCTATCTGTTCTACAGTCCGCTTGCCAGACTGAATGGACTCAATAGCCTTGTCTAGCATAGCGTCAGGCATTGCAGGCTTCTCCTTGGTAGGTAAAGGTCTTGTGCTGAAACGCAGTGCAGGAACCATACCTTCTGGACTTGACACAGTCTCTACTCCCAATACAATCTGCTTTCCCTTGTAAGTAGATGGGTCAAATGAATTAAAGAACTTCTCCAATCTCTTAAAGTTTGTTCGGTTAATTACCATTGGCTTGTCGAACTCTTTAAGCTTAACAAACGGACGCTTTTCCTTACCGCCTTGAGACAAAAAGTCTCCTTGATATACGTTCTCAATTGTTACAATGACAGCCTCGTACTTGCCGTCCTTTTCTAAACTGTATGCTCCGAGATACTTCTCATCGGTAAACATGTTTCTCCAGTGACTCATAATTTATAAAATTTAATTTAGGGGTTACAAACTTACTATAATTTATTGTTTAATTCAACATATCTTGATAACTTTTTTCTAAGTATCTCAAGTCTGTTAGCTACCTCTTCCTGGTCGTAACTAGAATTCAGTAACTTCCTGGCTCTTATTATCCTATCGCTGTACGTCTCCATACATACTCGGTAGCATCCTGCAAGCCATCCTCTCTCCATGAATACCTCATACTGCTCAGATGTTATCTTGCAGTAATGATCTCCTGCCATCATGACGTTGTTTATCTCGACCCTTCCGTCATCGACAAACTTCTCTATCTTACATCCGTGGTCCAAGTACCAATAGCTGTCTGGATTTCTGTCGTCACCCGTCCAATACAGACTGACATTCGGGTCGTTCTCTAGTTCTTCAAAAGCTCTCATACTCTTCTAAATATAAATCAATAACTCTCTTTGTCTTCTCTAAATCCTCCTTGAACTGACCCTTCTTTCGGCATCTTGTTATGCGTTTAATTATGTCGAACTCATACGCATTCAGCCCGTGTTCCTCAGCAAACTTGTACAGACTGCCATGCGTGTTGTCATAGTGAGCGTCAGGTTTAAATGCATCGTCAAAAGTCTTTGGGTATTGTGCTAGCATATGCTCCTTTAATATGTCGCAGAACAGTACTTCTTCACAATCATCCTTCCATATACTTCTGCCAGTATCTGTTACAGTATAATATAACTGATGCTGAGTGTCGTCAACTTCAAATAAATCTCCGACATTTTTTGAGTACCAATATATTGGCGCAGACTTTTTTACTTTTATTTTCATGTATCTATTTATTAAATCAACTATTTTGTTACCCATGCTATCTGGAAGGTCATGACCTAACTCATTCTTTAAAAACTCTCTAGCTTCCATAAATCTTTTATCGCTTAAATTTTGGTGAACATCCTAAATAAATTGCAGTCCTAAATTGCTGCTGAACATACTTAGGTTTAATCTTGAAATCTTTTATAGTCTGAGCTATAATCTCATCAGCTAAAATTTGGTCTATCTCGTAGGCCATGAAGTCTATCTCCTTCTGTCCCCTCTCATTAACCTTAGCGTTCTCAACTAACTCATCAAAGCTAGCTGATGGTGTCGAGTGTGCAAACAACTGCCTATAGCAGTGCCACAACTCCTTATCATACGTCTTCTTGCTCATCGTCTTTTAATTTTCGTAAATACTTATTACTGTTATACCTTCTTTTCATCCTCTTCAGATGCTTCTCTACTACGGTTATCTTCTTCATTGGCTATTAAATATGCATAATCTAAATCTCTAAAGTGCTGGTCTAACATAAATGGATTGTTGAAAATAATGTTGACCTTTACCCCCTTCTTCTTGTATATATACTGCTCGACAACAGCTATCTTCTGAGCAATAGATGGAACATCTATCTTCATATCATCTCGACATAATGTTCAACACTATCCATCATCCTGTCGTCCTCTAGCTCTCTGAATCTAAACATGCCAAACGCTGGCTCCTGCTTCTTGTCTATCAGCTCTATGTATATTGGCTCATTCCTTATCTCCTCAAGCAATACACCGTGAACTATGTCGTCATTCTGTAAGACCTCTCTGACAGTATACGTCTTGCCCTTCTTTACCCAGTTATGGTAATAGTTACAGATTGTTACCATCATCTCTGGCTTGATGCCGTCATCAACGCACATCACCTTTGTTCCTGCTTTCATACTCTTTCTTTATTAAATTAATGTGCCACTCAGCACCACCATACTCTATTACTGCCTTCAGATAGTCATCATCCATGTCGCATATCGGAATGTATGTCAGCGGCTGATCTCCATTCGGGCCTCGACTGCCTCTCACAGCATGCCTGCGAACGACCTCAAAGTCGTCATCGTCATAGATATCTATCTTCTCTATCCTATCCATGTCCATAGCTCCATACCTGCCGTATGATGTGCCGCCATCGACCATCGCAGCATTAGGGCAGTCGCACGTCTTATAGTCGTGTACGTGGTAGCTAACGATGGTCTGTTCGCATTCTAGACACTTTACTGCGTTATAAACTAGCTGGCCCATATGGATAATAATTAAAAATATCATCTAAATAATCATCTCTAAAGGACAATCCACCTATCTCATCATCACTTGGACGTTCGATGACAAAGTCTTGCTTTATCTTAAAGTCTGGGAATACATCCCTAAATACCTTAACTGAATCCCTCACCATAGATGGTGCATAGGTGTGTCTTCCATGTGCGTACCTTGCGGCCATCCATAGGATATCCTCTATTGCTGACTGCAATCTTTTTTCATCTGCTTTTTTCATATTACTCTGATTTAAATGTTCTATTATAATAATCTTCACTTGTTTCACGCGGAACTATTCCATTATCTTTCCACATATCAAAACAACCTTGACAATAGCTTTCAATTATGTTTTGCTTCTCCATTTCTTTGGCTTGTTCAATAGTTTTATAAAAGTCCATTACATTTTCGTGACTAGTGTTATGAACTGAAACAGTCATATTGTATGTTTTCATTTGCTCAACCAACCATTCTACTGCTGTTTTCATCTTACTCTGATTTAAGTTCAACAATCTCTATTAACTTTTGAAGACAAGCAAGTTCTGCTTCTTCGTAGATTTTATACACTTGGCTTTCACAGCTTTCTAATTGACCTTCATTTAAAACATCTCCAATATGTCTTATTCTAAAATAAAATTCATCATGCTCTTTATATGGAGCGCACACATAACTTATATAGAAGTGCTTCTCCCTAAACCATCTAAATGCCGATTGCCAAGTTGGTACTTGTATAAGACCATGGTTATTATCCATATCTCTAGAAGCCATGCTAGATTCATTAAACCCAAGTTGCTTTATTCTTAAAGCTAATTCATAAGGTATAAATTCTTTTTCCATGTTATTCTGATTTAAAGGTTTGATTAAAATAATCTTTACCAATCTTCAATGGCTCATTATAAATATCAGTTTCCATTGCTGTTTCATAAGCCTCAATAATCTGCTCTTTCTCCATCTCTTTTGCTTTGTCAATTGTTGGCTGATATAATGTCGCACCAGGGGAAAACATTTTTAATTGTTCTTGTATTTCATTTGCCAACCATTCTACTGCTGTTTGTCTCATAACTTAGCTATTATATTCTTTAATTTATTTACATAATCTACATCACTCGCATAGTTCCTAGATAAGTACTCGTAGTACCCCTCCTTCGTCCGTATCTTGCGAGTGTACGCGCTCTGAAACATTGCGTAGTCAATAACGCTCATCCTCCAGTCCTTGAAGTATGCGTGACCATACCTCTCGCCCAAGGCGGTTGTTGGTCTTGACCGAGCGACCTTCATGCCGAACAAGTTGTTGCACAACCTAAAGCTCTTGCTCTTGAAGTTACCCGTCTCAAGAACCGCCTGTGCGTACACTATCTCAGCATGCTTGATACCCACATCACGCAGGTATATCACCAGCTTCTGAGGAGTAAACGTGCTGTCAACTGGCCTGTCGATTTTCCTGGGAGGCGGATCAACCTTGTGTCCTTTTATCTTCTGCCTAGTCAAGACAAACATAAAGATTAACATCGATACCGCCACCAGCACTATCGTGTTCCATGGGTCTTTAATTAATCGCATAACTCAATAAATTTATAAGTGAAAAAACTAAACCACCGAAGCCTACATAGACCCCGAAGTACCTAGTAGCAATGTAACTAGACACGCTGCCCCATACCATCATTGAAAATGATAGGAAGCCAATAAAAAAGTAAATCATATATCAGTCGTTATATCCTCGGTTAATAAGGCAACGCTGTCACCAGTGGACAACGCCATGTGGGTTATCATTATGCCCTTCCTATTTAAATACATCACAGCCTGCTGGGCAGGACTGCCGTCAGTTAGTTCATACTGCGTCTCGACGGTCTTTCCGTTCTCACAATCATGAATAGATAACATGAATGGGTTCGTGCTGATACTCAGCTTGACCTCAAACATTCTTAATAAAGTTATACTCTTCTGCATACTAATTTAAATTAATGTCGTCATACACCATCTTTAGTATTGGGTTGACTTCGTTCATAGATACAACCTTCCAATCGTATCCAAAGTTAGACATATATTCTGTAATGGCAATGGCCATAGACAAAATTTCTTTTCCTTCGATTTCCATAACCCATAACTCTGGCTCGTTCTCTAGACGTATAAAAGCTCTGTACAACATATCTCTTTTCATAATAGCAAATATAAAAATAATGTAAATACTATTGTGTTTAGTATTGGCAAAACTACCAACATATAGATTAGATATTTCATAGCTTCTCGATTTCTTGTTTAACTTGTTGCCAGTATTCATTTGTTTCGCCGCCAAGAACTTCTTCAACCCAACATTGTTCTAGTATCTCCTCAACTGCTATCAAGGCGCACTGCTTTGCTACCTTGCTTCCTACAAATGAATAGTCATCCACCTTGTCCGTAGATAACATCTTGTAGAATAGTTCTTCTGCTTTTTCTTTTGCTTTCATAACTTTATCTTTTTAAATATAAATGGTTTGTACTTCATGCGGTCATACATGTCTTTCGACACAAAAAAATCTACGTGATTG